CCGCGTCGCCCGCCAACGCCTCGCGCTCGGCTACATTGGGGCGACGGACGCGGCACCGACCGGAGTAGAGGATGACGGAGGAACCGGAAAGGTACCCGCCCGTCGCGTCATCCCACGTCTCGCCGCCGCCGGGGCGCGTGACGGTGCACGAGTCACGCATCATCGACTCGGCCTGAGCGCGCAGCCCTGGCAGCGCACAGGTAATAAAAGCGCCGAGGTTCACCACGACGACGACACCGAGTCGGGCTCGAAGTATGGGGTCACCGTGAACGCGCCGCCGCCCGTCGTCGAGCCAGACGGCGTGAGCAGGTCCCACCACTCCGGCAGGATCGTCACCTGACCCGCAGACGGCTCGTACCGGCGAACCACACGCCCGTCATCGACAGCGACCTCAACCTGCGTCGCCGCGTCAGGTCGCACCGCACGGGCTGCGACAGCCTCCCGGACGACATAGTCCACGACCGCCTCATCAAGACTGCCCGTGTAGCCGTTCTTCGCAGCCCAGATGGTGATGCGCAGTAGTGCATCACCGATCCACATGTCCCACTGCTCGATCGGGAGGGGGTCAGGACAGGAGGCGCCGAGAGTCGTCGCCACATCCGTTGGAGTGACAGCCATGTCGACGCCTCCCGTCCCTCGACCTAGTCGGACTCAGCGACGAAGCCGATCGACCGAAGATGGTCAATCGACTCCTGCGTGAACCGGTCGGTGATGATGTCGCCCTTCACGAGCTGAACGACCTCGCCGTCCTTCGCGGTCGCGTAAGCGAACACGCTGACGACCCGGAGCGGCACCGTGGAGTCCGCGGGGGCGGCCTCCACGGGTGCCTTCCGAGCAGCCATCAGATGACGGTCGTGATCTTGTAGCCCGCGAGGGGGTCGGTGACCGCAGCCGCGAAGGTCGTCCGCGCACGCAGACGCCAGGCGTCGTTCTTCTCGAGCCGGATCGTCTTGGACTCGACCAGGTCACCGGCGGCGAGGTACCCGCCACCGAGCGACTCCTTGGCGATGAAGCCGAGGCTGGCCGTGTCGAGAACCCACGCGAGGGTGCCGTCGCCGCCGGGCATGTTCGCCGCCGGGACGTGGACGACGTCCAGGCCAGCGAGGTTCTGGAACCGCCCGGTGTAGACCGGGTTGTTCAGGTTCTCGCGGGCCATGAGCGCAGCCAGGCCGGAGTCAGCGGCCAGGTACGCCCAGACGGTGTCGGAGATGAGCAGGACGTCAGCCTGGTAGCCGAGGTTCTGCCCGGCGATGACGGCCTGGCCCTTCATCACGTCGAGCAGGATCTTCGGCGCAGTGCCGGAGCCGTCCCACTTCGACGTGGCCGCACCGTTGGTCGTGACCGCCGACGCGATGGCTGCGCCACACGCCTGGTCGATGACCAGGCCCGTGGAGTTGGCCAGCTTCGCCAGTCCCCGGTTCACCGGGTCCATGTTGCGGCGCGTGATGTCCTCGTCGGTGACGATGGAGTCCTTGCCGTACTTGGCGACCTTGGCGACAGCTGGGGTGCCGGCCCCGGTCGTGGTGAGGGGGTACTCACCACCGGGGGCGACGACCTCGGGGGCCGCGTCAGCGAAGATCGACTCGCCAGCGGTCTCGTAGCCGACGGCGCCGCCGACAGCGTCGGCGCGACCCCGGAGGAGGCCGTTGCCGACATAGCGGAGGTCAGCGAGGCTCCGCAGCCGACGGGCCACGAAGCCCGGCTTGCTGAGGAAGTAGCTCGCGGTGACGTTCGTCCCGGAGACGGAGACGGTGGCAGGCGGGTAGGAGCTCATGTCAGGTCATCCCCTCTCAGCGGGCGAACTGGACGCGGACGGCCTGGCTGGCGCCAGTCGTGGTGGACAGGGCGATGCCGATCTGCACGCCCGCGGCTGGGGCCGCGTTGGTGGCGACATTCCCGGAGGCCGCTGCGGCGACGAGGTCGCCCGCGGTGATGACGCCGGCCGAAGTGCAGTTCTGCACTCCGCCCGCGTAGACGGTGACGTAGTCGTTGATGGCCGCGTCGAAACCGGCGACACCGACGACCTTGGTCGAGTTGGCGCCGGCGGGGCCAACGGTGCCAGCACCGGTGACCTCGACGACCTGACCGCCGGTGATGGCCGCGCTCGCCTTGAGCGTGATGGCCTGCCCCGGCTTGAAGATGGGAAGGTACTCAGCCACGAGGGCTCCTCCTAATGCTTCGGGGTGGACGGGAAGAACGCCTCGTACTCCGCGTCGTCCTGCGACAGGGCGGGGGCCTGGTTGACCTGCGCCGGGTCGGGTGCGGGGGTACGGGGCGGTATTGCAGCGGGGACCTTGAGCCGCTCGGCGAGACGGGTCATTGCCGCCTCGTCGGTCGCGTTGTGCAGGAACTCGACGTCGGCGTCGTCGGTGATCCCGTGGCGTCGCGCCACACGATCGACGAGGCTGTCGCGCTGCATCTGGGCGACCTGCTGCTGCAGGGCCGACACGATGTCGGTCCCCTCGACCCTCTTGTCACCGAAGATGCCCTTGAGTGCGTCCATCTGGTCCTTGAGGGGCTTGAGCTCGCGCTCGAGCGCCTCACGGGCCTGTCGCTCGGCCTGCAGTGCCTTGATCCCCGGTTCGCCGAGAGGGTCGGAGGCTTCGCGCTTCTCGACCTTCTGAGGGGCGGGGGCGGCGTCTGCGGGCTTCGCCTGGGCCTCCGGCTGGGCCGGAGTCTGGACTGCGCCGTTGGCGCTGGTGGTGAAGGTGACGGGCTGGTTGGACATCGTGACCTCGAATCGCTCGGGGTTGTCCCGCCTCGGAAGTCGCTCCGGGTCGGGGTGGTCTAGAGGAGGTAGCCGTGTGCGCGTAGGAGCGCGATGGCTTCCTCGTGGGTGGAGGCAAGTCGGTACACGCCCTCAGGGGTGAGCCGACGCGCCCTCTGCTTACTGGCCGCACCGAGGCGTCCCCCCGCAATGCCGCGCCTGGTCGCGCCCTCCGTGGTGGTCATGCCATCTGCGGAACGCGCTGGCGTGTGGATGCCCTCGCGCGAGGTGTAGACGCGGTGCGAGTTGATGACCTGGTTCATGTCGGCGCCGTCAGCGATGGCCTTCCGCTGCGCCTTCGTCAGGTCGCGGACGTCCTTCGCCTCGATCGCCTCGACGAGATCACCCTGCGGATGCTCACCGGTCGGGACAGCACGGCACTGACATCCGGGGTGCCGCGGGAATGCGATGCTCCGCGAGGACTTGCCTGCCAGGACCGCGCACCGTTGGCAGCATCCTGGGTGGACCATCCGCACGTACCCGACCCCGGGGCGCGCCGCGATTCCGACTCCGGTAGCCGCCCGGCCCGCGTCAGCGACCTGTGTCACCGTCGCCATGTCCAGCCACGACCGGCCCGCGGCGAGACGGTCACCCAACGACTCGGCCGGGGCAGTCCTAGCCCGCACCACCGCGCCATACAGGACCGCGCCGAGATCCCCGAGCGTCTGCCCGTCCACGCTGTACGCCCCGACCAGCCGCGACACGTTCACCGCCGCGACCGGCTCCACCGTGACCCGCTGCTCCTCGAGCGCCTGCCCGACGTATGCCGCGCCATCACGCGCCGCACCGACCTGCGCCGCCGTCATCAACGTCACGATCCGAGGACCCACACGAGCCCACCCGGCATCAAAGTCGGCGCCGATGCTGTCCCACTCACGCCGGACAGCCGAAGCCGTCACCGCGACAAGCCGCTGCTGCGCCCGGTAGTGCTCAACCGCCGGCCGGAGCATTACCGGTCCCTGCCGCGAGGTTCCGCGTCGCCGCCACGATCGGGTCAGTCGACGTCTCCGACGCGAACATGCCCGCCATGTCTGCACGCTGAACAGGCGAGTAGCCCATGTCCACCCACGCCTGCTCGCGCGGGATGATCCCAGCCGAGTACAACTTCACCGTCGCGTCCGCCTTCTGGGACACAGTCGGGGTTGAGGCCTCACGCCACACCGTCTCCAGCCGGGCCGCGTTCGGCTCGAGCGAGCCGCGCTGGAACAGCATGACGAGGCGCATGACCTCTTCCCACGAGTCACCGAACGACGTCTGCCGACGCTCGACCCGCTTCACCAGGCGAGATTCGGCGGCCCGCAGCGCGTCGGCGCTCGGCGGGTTGACGCTGTCGAACGCGAGGTAGTCGATCGGCAGAGCAGCCATCTGCGCGACGAGGCGTGCGAGGAGCTTGATCGTGTCGTGGAAGTTCCGCAGGTCCGACTCCGGAAACTGCCCGACCTTCACGTCTGCGTTCTCGTTCGCCCACAGCCGTCCCTTGATCGACGACCAAGCCGCCTTCGGGGACCCGTCCGACCCGACGAAGTCGCTGCGTTTGAGACCGAAGACCCACCGGCGTGGCATGGCGTGGTACTCGCCGGACACCATCATGTCCGTCGCCATCTTGTTGGCGGCGTCAGCGATCGGGATGACCGACGCGAACTCACTCCGGCCATCCCGGTACTTGATCCGCGGCCGGTTGATCAGTGGCACAAGAGGGACACGGTCCAGGCCATGGTCGTCCTGGCGGGTGACCCGCCAGGTGCCCCGGTCCAAGGTCACGGTGCGTGTAGTCCCCGGAACGTACAGGCTCGCCCACTGCGAACCGTCCGACTCGGCCCAACGCTTCAACGCCGACGTGACAGTACCCGTCGCCGGAGACCTGATCCACGAGCAGTCCATCGCCGACTCAACCGTGATGACCGGCAGGTCCGGGTCATCTCCGGCCCCAACGATGACGGCGGCCTTCGTCAGGCCCAGCGCGTCGGTGTGCCCCATGACCGACCGCTCGTCCATGTTGTTGGCCTGCCAGACCCCCCACAACGCATCGTTCCCCGACGTCTCGCCAGGGAACCGGAAGCCCTCGACGTCCAGCCGGTCCCCATGAGCCTCCACGACCAGCTCGGGGAAATTGAGGACCAGGTCGGTTATGGCGTCGCCGAATTCCTTGCGCATCGCGTCGGACATGTAGGAGATCTCCTGCTGCCCACGCATGTACTTGTCGAGCTTGGTCAGCTCTTCCGCCCACCCGCCGCGCACCTGCTCCAGGTCGGAGACTGCCTTCGTCAACTGCGGGTCTTCGATGACGGGGGAGAACGCGGGAACTGACACCCTGACCCCCCTCAGTCGAAGACGTACATGGTCGATTCGGCGTGTTCAGTCCAGCCGGCTGCGAGCGCGTCCGCTCGGGCCTCGTAGGCGATGGCGTCAGCCATGAGGACGTCGATCCTCTGGTGCTCGGACGGCTTCCCGAGGATGAACTTGTCGCCCGGCTTCGCAACCTTCCGCGCCGCGAGCGCGTGGCTCCTGTACGTCGGGTCGTCGTCGTGGGTGGTCAGCAGTTCGGCCATGTCCTCGCGGTACCGGACCAGCGCCGGGAACATGCGCGTGATGGAGTTGGTCGGGAACTGCACGACCACGTCCTCGCCGTGCTCGCTAGCCCACGCGTCGATCTGCGTCTCGAAGTGACGAGGATCGGCGTACATGCGGGCAACCCGGTACCGGGTGAACATGTCGGCCACGGCAGCGTTGACCTCACCGCGCGGGATGCGCCCCTCGGGCCACTCGTCAGGCCGCCACACGGTCGGACGCGAGTCCGGGCCATACGTCGGGGTGAAGCGGTGCCCGTCCATGGTGACCGCCCGCAGCGCCGTCCAGTCACCCGAACGGGACCCGTCGAACCCGAGGCAGACAGGGGCACCGACCGGGACCTCGATGCTGACCTTCGTGCCATCCAGGAGCGCCTCGGTCAGGTTCTGCAGC